ATCGGCCCTCCTATATTTAGGCGGTTGAGGATAGGGGTCCGCCCCTTGAATCGTACCTTGGGAGTTGAGGCGTGTGGTGGGGTGAAGACATTCCCCCGGCCACTGCCATTCATTCTGAATTATAATTCCAAATATTCGGGAGGGATTAAATCCTTTGCATACTTTGATACGATGCCTCGCAACATAACTATATTAGCTGTGTCCTTAGGAACAATCCTCCTAACTTACCGCGAGAAGAAACATGAGATGTATGCTATGCTGTCTCATGCTTGTGAAAGCATGGGCGTCCGACCAGGTAATGGTCCGGACATGACCCGTGATGCTTTCACCGCTACGAGTATCGTCAAGGCGAATCCTACGCCAGGCCATACTCACCCCGACGCCGCTGCCTATCGAACTGCCACCACCGAAACTGCGATCAATATAAGTTCATATATTGGATCAAGTATCTTCGTTGTTGGACTATCGCGCTCTGATCAGAGACGCGCCCTAAGAGGTTCGAGGGCTTGGTATTGGGCAAAGGACACCAACACGACCAACGTACGTGACAAGCCGTTGCGTGATGATTTCCTTTATATCTGTGATGTCGATTATTATATCGACATGCCGGATTTGTTGTCAAAGAACTGCCATCCTATCTTGATCTACACTGTCGTACCCGAACACGCTGCCGTAACTGGCGCAGATGACACCTCTTTTCATTTTGATGAAAAAGGTCTCCTGCACAGTCACATTGCAGGTGCCGGATATTACGAACATCCCTTGTGGGATTACGGTGTGGATTCAGTTATGGTCACCAGGCGCTTATTTGGAATCTTTCCACTTAGCCGCACTGTGTTTGCCGTAGAACGCAAACAAGTTACTCAAAATCGACAACTCATCCTGCTCGCACCTATCATACACTTTCCTGGTATCCTTGGCGCCTTCTTAGCCAACTGGATATTACAAACCCCAGAATTGAAAATCTTTAACCCTGTCATCAAGACAACTGATGGATCTAGCTATGCCAGATTCAATGTTCACCGCCGTGATGGTATGTATACCACCACAGCCCGCGTTAACAGCTTTGCTTGCGCTACCGTGAAGACAGTAATTGATGACAACATTGCGTGTGTGAACCGTTTAGGGAAGACAGCATTAATGCTACCTACTACGGCCACATGGATTAAAGATGATAGGTCCGGCGCAGCGGTTTTAACCGAGTATCACCGTATTGCCACACCAGTGAAACTTCCCCATGTCTACCCTGTAGAACTGGGAATTCGTGGGTATTCATACAACGTTGATAATTATCACGCTGATGCAAAACCCAAGCTGGAGGCTTTTATGAGTCCCATTATACACGGTGCCTTCTGTCCTATTGACCAAAAGGCAAGTGAAGAACGGTGCGTCCAAGGGCGTATCACTGAACTACAAAAACCCGAGCCCAAACCCAATCGCTTCCGCGACCGGTGTATCGATGAGTTTGCTGAACTCATTGTTAACGGAATAACCCTTGAACCTGTCTCTGTTGATGTAATTATCGACAAGCAGACAACCGCTGCCCAGAAATTGTCCATAGCAAAAGCCTCTATTTCCGGAGACGTACTAAAACGCGTTGTGAAATGTTTCATTAAAACTGAAGCATATCAGGATATCAAAGATCCTCGTAACATAACAACTTTTAACGACTCCCAGAAGCTTGATATGGGAATGTTCACTCTAGCCCTTAGTGAACATTTAAAACAATTTAAATGGTACGGTCCTGGCAAAACGCCTTTGGAGATCGCCAAACGTATGGTTGAGATCTGCATGCTTGCTATTATTATGGTAAACATCTCAGATTTCGCCCGCATGGATGGAACAATCTCCAAGACGCTTCGCCAAGTTGACCGGGTGATAATGATGAAGGCCTTTATTTATCACCGCGGGAAGTTGAATGAACTACTTAAAAGATCCTACGGAAATGTTGGATTCTTACCCCATGGTACAACTTTTGAACAAGGAACAACTCACGGTTCTGGATGCCCCGGCACCTCCGCTTTTCAGACATTGCGGTCCACGTTTACCGCTTTTCTTGGCTTTAGACGACAGCAATACGTCGACGGAGTGGAATCATGCCCGCAGGCAGCATTCGACGCCCTCGGCATCCATCTCGGTGACGACGGTGCAGATGCTGATCTGCGACCAGAGTGTCATGAATGGGCAGCCAACGCAGTTGGCTTGGTCCTCGAAGCTTCCTGTGTACAGAGAGGCCATCGAGGAATCAATTTCCTGGCACGCTATTATTCGCCTGAGATCTGGCAAGGCTGTCTTGACAGTATGTGTGACCTCAAGAGACAAGTCTCTAAGTTCCACACTACGGTACGCCTGCCTGCTAACATCCCGGCTGAACACAAGCTTGTCGAGAAAGCTATGGCATACTTTGCCTCTGACTCAAATACACCCATCATTGGAGACTTTTGCCGTAAGACCCTCGCATTGTCTAAATTTAGACCAAAGGCTCTTCTCGGCGTTGGATCATGGTGGTCAAAATTTGAATCGTCCGAACAGTACCCCAATGAAAATGTTGGAGGATGGATGGATGCTGAGCTTAACCTCTCACTACCCAACTTCGACATTACCCTCTTCAACAATTGGCTGGCATCCACCTCTTCGGCCTCGGAGCTCCTTTCAGCCCCGCTATGCCAAGAAGTTGTCCCCGCCACCACAGGGAAAGCCCCAGTGGTCGTTGATGGAGATGTGCTGCTGCCTACCGCGGCCCCGCCCAGCACACCCCCCCGTACTAAGCCCCAACCGAAAACCCCAGTTAAAACAGCAAGAAAGCGAGCCCGCAAATACGCTCAGCTTAGAACCCCAGTCGCCCAGGATGGACGTTCACGCACTAGTAAGTGTCTAGTAGTGAAGTTCAGCGACGGAGGTACAAAGGAGATCACACGTCCAAGTGTACTTGGATCTCGCCTACGTAAATAGGAAAAATGACATTTTTGTCATAGTCTTGGTTTTCAGACTTTAAATAAATCCGCTATGGC